GACAGCCACGGCAGGAGTTGTTGAAGTAAAATTATACTGGAATAATGAAGCCCCGGAACCATTAACCGTGATAGCTTCCCAGAAAAGATTTAAAACCATTACCCGGCCGACAACCGTGAAGACTTCATGTTGTGCCTGGAGAAAATAGGTTGCGTTTGCGAGTACTGAGGATTCAACCCTCATACCTTGAATAAGGTCTGCGATTCTTGCCTGTGTGCTTGGTGCATAGCTGGCCATTTGTCAGCCCTCCATTTTAAATGATTATTTTTTAATTGCTTTTTCACTTTTGCCTGGTTTTTTGGAAACTGCTTTTTCAGCCTTGGCGGCTTTTTTGTCTTTCAAAAGCTTAGCCTTTTTTTCTTTTTCAGCCTTGGCGGCTTTTTTGACCACCTGTTCAGCATCATAAACATTATCAAGGTGTGTCTGGTATGGAATGGCAATGCCATTTTCACAAAAACGCCTTGCCAATGATCTCTCGACATATTCGGAAGAACCTTTTTTATATCCGTCTTTGTCTTTTTCAAAATAAATATGCATTGTCATGGTATGCCACCTTTTATGGTTGGGGTGCTATCTAAGCCACCCCATTATTTTAGACCAAAGCACTCAAAGAACGATTCTTTGTGTATCTTGGCTCAAGTATTGCCACGGCATGAACAACAGCAGAAGTACCGGCAGAAGATATCGCAGCGGTAAGCCAATTTTCTTCATTTTCAAGATCCATGGCGCTGGCATCAACTTCAACAACAAGTACTTTATTGGCATAGGTTGCAGCGGCAATGGTAAGGGCAGAAGATACCGCATTTGCTGTCAATACATCAGCGTTTGCGCTTCCGATAGCAGCGCCACCATAGGCATAGTTAAATTCCAAATCACTTGTCAATGCTGCTGCGGTTGCACCAGAAGCCACTGTTAATACTGCATCACCAACCATAGCACCGAAAGTAATAATAATTGTTGCATAATGGAATCCTTTCATATTGATAGAATCCATTGACACCCCGGCCCCTGTATTTGCTGAATTTAGCAGAGGAGCCACTTTTTTCATTTCAGGAAGTTTCATTTTTATATCCTCACTTTTTTATAGCCCGGTTTTTACACCGGGCGTTTATTTATATTATCTGTCTTCAAGGGCCACAAAATGAGAAAGGGTGTTTGTCCCTTTATAAGGAGTGATTGCCGATCCAAGGATGGGCTGGCCGTCAAAACGATATACAAAACGGAAAACCTGTTCGTCATAAACAAACCGGACATGAATTGAAACATCGTTCTGAATTCCACCCTTATCAATGGCTTTGTATTTGGAGAAATCAGAAAGCATGATATCACCCTTTGTTCCAACGCTCTCAGCTTGTTCAATCGGAACAACTGGACGGCCAAACAATGTGGCATATGGAGAAGCAGAAGCACCGCCAGCAGGCATATAAACAGGAACTCCGCCAGTACCAACAGCAAGAGACATTCTGCCGAGTTGAGGTTCACAATCCTGATTTATTGTCCAGATAGCATTTGGTCTTGATGGAGCAAGGATTCTTGACCACATATTCTGAACATTTTCAAAAAGTATTGTGCCTGAACCCTGACCAGCTTCGGCCCCAACGGTGACAACACAACCTGAATTCAAAATACCAAGTGGCATTCCAGCACCAGTTCCGCGGTAAATGGCATCAGTTATTTTGAAATTGAATTCATCGCGGAAACCTTCATTGATGGTCTGAGCAAGAGCCTGGGCATCATCAAGCAGTTCGTCCGTTGCATAACAAAGACCGATTAATTTATTAAGACTTAAATCAATCTGTCTGAACTTTGGTTTTGAGGCTGTTTTCTCAGCAGCTTCGCCTTTCCAGTAAGCAACGATACCGCCAGCCCTGGAACCATTAACACGGCTTGTTTCATCAAGACCATTTGTCTTAAGACCGTTTTTGTTTCCGGAAAGAGTCAGTTTGTTAATCATGGGCAGAATCATTCCAGTATCCCATGTTTCTTTCAAAATACCAGTTGCCATTTCCTGATCAACAAGAAAACCACCGTCTGAAGGGATGCCTTCATTTAGACCGGATGCGGCCCTGGTTGATAATCTTGGATCAACTGCACCACCGGGAGAACCGGCACGGATTACAGCCTGATAAAATTCACCAGGAGAAGCGAAAGAATCACGTTTTTCCTGATCAGTTTTTGTGTCAAGATTGGCTTTATCAGGAGGATTTGAACTCTTGGATTTATCAAGAGCGCCTTGTGTTCTTTCTTCAAGGGCGATCATTTGTTCAAGATCATCAATTTGGCTCAATGCTGAGTTTGCAGCATTTCGCTCTTCCTTGTTAGGATCTCTATTTTCAGAAGTACATAAAGACCTCATATCGCCAAGTTGTTTGAGAAGATTGGCAATATCTTTTTTCATCTCAGTAATTGTTTTCATTTTGAATAGTCCTCAATTTTTGCGTTAATTTTATCCAATGTATCGTCATTGCCATCTGAATCCGTATGATCATCGGATCTGGAATCAGTATCATCAGAATCAGTGGTCGTAGGACTTGAATCTGACCTTAAACTTTTTATTTTTTCGGCTGCTTCGTCAAAACGATTTTCACCTGTAAAATCAAATGTTTCATTTTTAATTGTGATTGATATCTTTTCATCTGGTACGGTTTTATCCGCTTCTTTTCTGGCATCTTCAAGAGTTCTGAGTCCAACGCTTGTATCTGGATAAGCAGGATAAGTCACTGGCCCAACGTCAAACATCATATCAAACTCGGTTATTGTTCTTTTTGGTTTATCAGTATCAAGACCTTCCCACTCGTCTGCCTTGATAGTGAAGGCGAAAGATTGTCCATCAAGCAGTCCAGCATCAATCTCTTTTGATATTTCACGATAATTCAAGGTATCAATCGGGGTTGCTTCCATTCTCACACCGTTTTTATCTTCAGTGAGTGTGAGATTGATCCCGGATCTTGCAAAGATCAAAGATGGGTCATGGTTTTTTAATCCACGGACATCAGATTTTTTTAATGCCTTTGTTGCGGCACCAGGGGCAATACGTTCAATAAAACCCATATCCTCAGAATCCTTGTTATAAACAATAGGATATCCAACAATACTTTTGATTGTGCCGTCTTCTCTTTTTTCGACTGTAACCGGCGTTTTTAAATTTCTTATTTCTTTTTTCTTTTTTCTCCTCTTAAATTATTGAAAGGAAACAATCGCATTTTTGGTGCAAGGGAGGATGTCTCTTTGTCCCAGAAAACCGCATTGGACCAGTGCCGCCATCCGGATCTATTTCATCCCCACCCTTTACAAAACTCTGTCCTTTTGAAACTCTTTTGCCAGCCATAGTTTTACAATATGGACATGTTTTACCGCGAATTCTCCAAACTGTGGAAAAAGCCGCACCAAAAGCAACCGCCTGAAAAGCAAAACTTGAGGCCCTGACCGCTTCATCATCGGTTATTTTTTCAGGCCTACGCTCCTGCCATTCATCGGCCCTGGTGTCTAACTGATCAAGCCCTGCCGGTATCAATGATTCCATTTGACCTTTTGATGATGAAACATGCCGCTGTGAATATGTTTCAATATAATCACGTATTTCTGTGTCAAAATTTTCACCATCTATGCCGATTTGATCATTTGTGGCGTCCATAGTTGCCAAAATATAAGACCTGAGAACCGGCCCCATTTTTTTATTGATATATTCAGGAAAAGACCTGTAAAAATCATCAAGAAAAGCATCCATTGATTGACCGGCCCTGGTTTGGCTTGCAACTTTTTTCTTTATTGCTTTGGATTCTCTATTAACAATTGCCTGGGCAGCTTCAAAAATTAATGGGGTATAGTGCTTTGTTATTCTGTCCCGATTCTGTATTGATTTAGCTTCGGATACTTTTTTTGCTCTTTTTTCACCGAAAAAATCTTTTAGTGAGCTTTTTGTTTCTGGCTCTGGCTCGGTTTCCTGGCTTTCATCATCTTGAATATTAAAATCTTTGGCCTGGCTTAATGGAATCATGTTCATCATCACAAAGGATTCATCGCCACCCTCAACCGGGTTATCATTTTCAAGGGCTCTGATCCTGTTTGGAGTTATGGCGCCAACTTGGAAAATCTTATTATAGTATTCTGCCCTGGCCTGAGAATCACCTCTCAAAAGCCCTTGCATTACAAATTCAAAGAAATATCCTTGTTTCCGTTCTTCAGGTGTTAATAATTGTAATGAAATATTTGATTCCCATCTTACTATCCATGCCATTAAACAGGAATCGACATATGATCCATTCTCTTGCTCAAGATTACTATTATTTGAATTGGCACCATGAATTGCTATTTTATGAGGCGGCATGTGATACATTCCGCATATTTCTAATTTTTGAAAATTTCTCGTTTGCAAAAATTGCGAGT